GAGGGATTTTGGGCTTCCTCGGTAGCCTCGGATTGCACATTCATGTTTTTGACACCAGTTAACGCCCGGCGGCGGCGATGACCTAGCAATGTGGAGGGAGTTAATATAAGTCAACAATGGGGGCGTATAGGTGTGGATAGGTGTGGACAGCTATATGTAAGAAATAATATGTAGTTTTTCTGACGAAAATCGTGTGGTGTTTTTGCGTTTGCTTTGGATGTTGACTTGCGGGGAAACCCCAACTAGGATTCGCCTTGACGAAGGTTGGAATCATCGTCATCAATCACCCCTCCAGCTTAAAACACTGGCTCTTCTGGGACTGGTCGAGCATCCAACCTCTCGGCCAGTCCCGTTGTTTTTACCCAAGGTGCTGGTGACATATTCAAGGAATCGAGGAACGCTCAAACGACCGAACGAAACCTAGGTAAAAGTCTCACGGGTACTGCGCTTGATGAATTTGCGGCGCAGTTAAACAGAGTGTGACGACCAAGGAGCTTGACGCAGACCTACAGCCTCAGCCCTCTGCTATCCTTGGTTCCAGCCTTGCTGGTATGTAAATCGACCTTTCCGACGATATACGGGAGTTAGAAGCATAGTACTCGCCACATAAGGCGAACTATGCCTACGAGCCTTCCTCCTCAGCCGGGAGTTGTGGAATGTGCTAATGTATCAAAAAAGGTACGGAAACCGTCCTGATTGTCTTACGATCTCACTTGTTCAATCATCCCGAACAAGTCCAAAAAGAAAGGCCACGGATTTGCAACCCGTGACCTTCCTAAACCAATGAAACAATGAAACAAGAAGCACAAAACAAGCTTCCTGCTGAAATGTAGTTTGGGAGTTAACCAGTGTCAAGCTAGCGGTTAACACATGTGGACATCACATGCCTCCCATAGGCTTGTAGGTGGACGAAGACATCGTGCCACGCGCCTTGTTAGCAATGACAGGTGGTCGGTAGAACATGCTTGTGGGCATGGCCTTTGCCACTTGGCTTTTGAGTGCATTCATGCCTCCCATTGACTGCATCTTGTTGGAGATTGCCTTGTTCAGGCCTTGTCGATTCATCATAGTGTTAGTGTGTTATTCGGGTTGTGGGGAGATTAGTGTCAGTAGTTCATCCAGCGTAGCAACGCTACCTACGACCTTCATGACATCGTTGGTGGACTCGCACTGGCGGAGGTCTGAAAAGAACCGCTCACGCTCGTCACGCACGAACTGGACGATTGCCTTGAACTCATCGCGTTCTGCAAGTGCTTCTACGGATTGTTGGATCGTTGGTTTTGGTAGTGGTGTCATGGTTTACTTGCGTTTAGCAGCTTTCTTGGGCGCACGGCCCATCTTGATCTCAATCTCGACATAGCCTTTACCTTTGCCGTTGCCTTTACGCTCCATCTTTTCGTTGCCGCAGCTACCTGATTTACCTTTTTTCATAAATTATCCTTGTTGCATGCCTTGGGTTGGCGTTCCACCCATCTCGGCTGGAGCGGTTCCAATACGACCGATCTCTGCGTTCTGGGCTTGTTGAAGCTGGAACTGATACTGCTCGGCGTACTTCTGCAAGCGTGCCGCAAATGCCTCGTCCTGCTGTGCGCGTTGTGCGACATCGGGCTGCTGGACATACGCCTGCACAAGCTGCATTGCGATCTGTGCGCCATTCGGTTGCGCTGGCACTTCGATGCCTGCAAAGATCTTGGCGAGGTCGTCCGTGACGTTCTTCATGACCTTCTGCTGGGCTTCCTCGGCGGGTTGGAGGACATAGTCGGCGAAGATCGGGTTGATGCTGGATGCCGTGAACTCAAGTAGCTTATTGACATCCATGATGCCGTTGCGGTCGAGCTGGACGAGTGATACCATGTTCTTGAGCTGTGTCTCAGCGGTATCTGGGTCATTCGACTGGGAGTCAAAGTTAACCGTGATGTAGAAGTTTTCGTCGGGAGAACCCTTGCTCATCACCTGCGGGTTTGGGTTGCCAGTCACTTGGAAGAACACCTCGTCCGGCCCCATTCGTTGGTACAGCTTCCATGCGGTGTTCAACACCTCACGGACGTGGTCAAGAAACTTGCTCACAAAGTACTGCTGGCGCATGCTTGCGAGCGGATTGTTCATGTCCAGTCCAACGCTGCGGTCTGCCTGACCAATCATCGAAACCTCTACCTCGACTGAACCAGAGTCCATTGGAGGGGTTGGCCCGAACTGAAGTTCCCCAAGACGACGATACGGAATCCTGCGACCCGGACCCCAGTCGGATGGCGGTTTGCCAGCGGGGTGCATGAGGGGAGGGAGAGTAGCAAGTGAAGCACGATCAATGCGAGAATCACGCTCGGTCTTGATCTGCATCTGCGGGCCTCGGAGTATGTCGCTAAAGGTCTGAACCTCATACATTCTTTTCTGGTTATTGGACAAACGAGTTACGACAAAGGGATAGTCGTCATAACCATTAAGCAGTTCATGCTTTGCATATCCATCTGTGGCGGGGTGGAAGACCGTGCAGTAGATACCCTCGGAACCATCCTCCTCGTCAATAAGGCGCTGGTATGCGTAGACGACCATAACTAGGTCGTTGTCGTCCGTGATGGGCAGGCGGGTGATTGTCTTGAGCTTCTCGCCATCCAAATACAAACTGTCCTTGCCTCGGAGGCGATCAATGGCGTTGTCCACCCACTCCTCGTCCCAGCCCTCGTTGGTGACATTTTTCTCCAGCTCTTGAGCGGTTAAGAACGTTCTCCAGAAAATGTAGGGACTGCGCTGCGGGTCGGAAACATAGGGAGGGAACAGCACCTCGCCATCGGGGGCGCAGGAGTGGACGACCGGGCGGTCAACGGTTACCCTAGGAATGGGTATTTGGGCCTCACCTTTGCTTCTGAGGTCTTTGAGTGCCTTTCTGGCTCTCTTCCCCGAAAGTGCAGGGTAAGCCTGAGAAATCAATCCTAGGGCCATTTCTGAGGCATTGGGGTCTAGGAGCATGTCCACCATCTCAGGGGCGGCCTGCGCCACCTCGTCGAGGGTCAATGTCTGGAGGTAGGTGCGAGATTCCCGCTGCCAACCCACGTAGGAAATCATCAAGCCCTTTTCGAGCAGGTAGTTGGCTCCCAGCTCCATGTGTTCGCGGAAATTCGGGATGTACGTCGAGCGCATCCACTTCAGGAACCCGCTGACAATTGCAGCCCTCGGCATGGATGCCATGCTGGTCGGGAAGGCGTTAATGTGGGAGCGGTGGAGGGCTTGGTCAAATAGTGCCACATAGGTGTCGATCCGCTCGCCAATGACATTGACCTCTTGGTCGCTCGCTCCCTGCCACGGAAATGCGTTTGCACCGTTTTTGCGAAGGTCGTCAGACTTCCCATCCCAGATGTTCCTTCGGTCGTCATAGGAACGCAGGCATGCGTCGAAGTAGTAGTTGAGGTCAATCATGCACGTATCGTAAGCCTCGGACAAAGCACCCACATCGGGTTCCTTATCCACATAGATAAGGGCTTCTCCTTCTTGATATTCGGTGAGGTCTTCAGTTTCCATCTTTGAAAATTTCGTAGTGTTCGGAATCGGGGGTCTTGATAATCGTGAGCGGCTTGCGGAGGAGGTTGGGTGCCATCCACGCAGGAACTGATACGGCTACCTTCTCCCCATCTAACGATGCATACACATATCTGGGGTTGTTGGCGAGGCTAATTACTATGGCTTCTTGGGGGGATGCCTTTACCAGCACTGCTGGGACTTCCTCGGTTGGTTCCACGGTTGCCTTTGGTGCCGCCTTCTTTGCTGACTTGGCTGCCTTTTTAGTCGTCTTTTTCATATGTTCCTGATTGTAGGGTTAGTTCGATGACCTTCATGGATAGTACGCCAATGACGGATGCATAGGTCAGGTCAAATTCCTGTGTGAATCGGTCGATGGCGGCATCGAGCGAATCGTTAAAAGCCTCTGTTTGGTCTTCGTTGGTCATGAACTAAATAGTTATTCTTGGAACTGGTCACCCCAACCATTTGGGAACTCAATGCCGTTATTTGATTTCAAATACTTAATTGTTCTTATAGTCATGTCTAAATGCTCCTTTGTGACATTAGACTGATTCAAGTAATTTAGTAATTCTTCAGTCGAATCAAACTCAAACCCGTAAAATTTAGGGGCTTCATTTGATTTCAAGCGACCATCCCAAGTGTATTTATTGAAATTGTCGTAAAATGGATTGATGCAAAAAATATGTCCAAAGTGATTTATTGCTTTAACTTGAGCATCATACCACTCAAACGGGGATTCACCATCCTTGAATGACCATTGACCATTCGGATCGTAGTCATCTAGCGTTACGCTGTTTGATGCTTCCAAGATTTCCTTGTGCCGTTCATCACTTGTAAGTGGATGACGTTCTCGGTATTCCAGATCTCTCGCGTCTAATAGTTCTTTTAGTTCTTTGGTTAGTTTCATTTTTGTTTTTGGTTAGTATCCTCCAGAACCTTGTATAGTTACAGATATAGCCTGACCGTCCATGTGGTCAATACCAGACACGGCTGCGTAGCGTAGAACGTCGATGGGGTCTTTCCATGCCTCCTTTAGACCACCATCACCCGTGTACTCGGACAGGGCTTGGATGATGTTCTCGCACTCGGAACTGACATAGAAATGCGGTCGATTGACAGAATCTCGCGGGATAGTTGTATCCCACGCCATTTTCCCTATCAAAGCCTGCAATCCATCGTCGATCTCCAGACCGGGTGCGGGGATGCACACGATGTCTTGGTCGTTCAGGTCTTCAATAATGCTAGATGCACCATCTGCGGCTTGGTACTTGGCTGCACCTAGTCGTGGGTCAATTAGACGCTCTTCGATCTCCTCGTCACCCTCAAGGTCATGTATTAGTTCAACATAGTCCCTGATGCCGAAACCTTGGCCTTTCGCTCCCTGTCCCGGAACCCACTTGCCACCTCGCCACTCAGCCCAGTCACCCACGTCCACGCCGGGATACTCACGATATACCCAGAACGTACCGCTTTCATCCACGGCAATCCATGCCATAAACCAGTTTTTCGCACCTGCTGGGTCGATTATGTGGTAGCGGGTCACATTCTTGTTTGGAATAGTGTGAGGATCAACAATGTTAACCTCCTTGTTGAACTTGGGAAATTTGGTGGCATGGGACTTTACAGGAACCCCGTACGCGCGAATTAGGATCTCCTCCCTAGGACGACCAACCAGTGTCTCCCGAATGCGTGCGTAGCCACCGAAAGGATTGTCCTGCGAGTGGAAGTAGTGGACGCTTGCGTTGCGCTTCTTGCTCCTCTGGACATAGGGGACTAGCTCACCATTTAGCAGCTCGGCCTCGCGGCTCTCTACGCTGGTTGCTCCGTCCAAGTATTCCTTGATCACCTCCGTGTACCCGTCAATCGGGGTAAAAGTTAACAATAACTTTGCGTTGCGGGTCGCCAGTCGGAACCGCAGGGTGTTTATCAGCTCAGGGCCAAGCAGATACTCGTCCAGCCACACGCCCACGTTATGCCAATTAGGAGAGCGAGAACCCAACTCCGCTCCCTCAAGGATGGTTGGGTTGTTCTGGTACTGGGAGTAAGTCTTGAAGATGATCTGGGAGCCATTGGGGAGGATGAGAGATGAGTCGGTGAACCCGTTCTTTTTGGTGTAGGAGATGTATGTCCCGGATGATGTCTGCTTCGTGCGTAGCTCTGCTGGCAACCAGTCCCAAACGGCACTCTGCTGCTGGCGAATGCTAACCTCGGAAGTCTGTGCAAAGCACATGATCTCGGCGTTGGGGTTCTCAATAGCTGCACGCACAACGGAGAATGCACCCCACTGCGTCTTGCCGCTGCGGTTGCCTCCCAACGCCACAATCTCGTTTACCTCCTGTAGCTGATCCTCTGCCTTCGCCCAGTGTGGGAGTCTGAAGCCAAAGCGGTACGGATCGCGTTCTGCGTTGTCCACAGCCTCATGGTAAACCCTGTGAAGCTCGATAAGCTCCTCTGGCTCCATGAGGGAGATTTCCTCATCGGTCGGCGGGGAAAGGATCTGGTGCGTGCGCCACTTCATTTTGTCTTATATGCTCCAGTCTCCATGAGGATATCCTTGATGTGGTAGACACTGTCACAATAATCACACCCAAAGGTATCGTCCTCTGGAGGTAACGAGCCGCGATTCCCGTCAACAAAGTGAAGCTCACTATATTTCTTGTTGTTCTGGCAGTGCTGGCAGACTCCGATAAATGGTTTCATTCGCATCTCCAGCACCACATGCCAAATCTTCGCGTTGAACTTCTCGGCCAAGTATGAGGCGTAGGTTAGCGTGTGGCACTTATATTGTGTCCCGTCATGCTCTACCATGTAGTAGTAAACTAGGTTACCACCATCCTTGAAACAGTCTGCGTATCTGGATTCTGGTTCTGGTATCATGCTACGATTTCAGCCTCGACTGCCTGCGCCTTCACCTTGCTGGCGATGCGGCTTTTAGCCTCTGCGATCATCTTGGCGGCATCGTCGATACTCGCCCCCTGCCTGTGTTCCACGACCGCAGTAGCCATGCCAGATAGCTGCATGCTCTTGTCCGTGAGGACACCCACGGTGATCGCCAGTCGGTCTGGAGAGATGTTCTTTAGTTGTTCGGGATCGTCGGACAACTGGTCTGCCTTCGCGAACAGCAAGTCCGTGTAGGTCTCCGCCGCCATCGCGTACTTCTGCGAGAATTCCTTCCGCTTCGTCTCCAGAGTGTCAGAATGCCGCCACATGAGCGACCGCACGGTGTCACGGGCAAGCCCGGTGATCTCGGAGGTGGACTTGATGCTCTTGCCCTGCGCCAGTAGCCAGAGGCACTTTGCCGCCGCCTGCGGGTTCCAGAACTCCACACGCTGCCTGTTGCCGTGTTCCTCGGCTCGACGCATGACCTCTGCGAACCATTCTTGATCTGGTTCTGCGGTTAGTTTGTTGCTCATTGGTGTTTATTCGATGTTTCCAGTAGCTCTCATCAATGCCCCGTAATTCCCGTTCTGTGCTTCTTGGGCTGCAATCCTGATGTCCTCAGTAGCATTCGGAGGTATAGCAATGACAATCCCATCTGGTAGGTCAAGCGTCTCATACTTTAGCATTTTCCAGAATTCCACCTCTTTGGAGTTATTTTTCGCATCGTCGATTGTAACTGCGTATTGCTTTTTCATATGGGTTGTAATTTGGTTACTTCATATTCTGCAACTTGGCCACCTGACTTGCAAGTTCTTTTCTCTCGTTTTTCAACTGTAAAGCTTTCGATTTCAACGAAGAAACCATAGATTTCTCTGAAGTAGATGCAATCTGTGCGGCCAATTTATTCAAACTTTCATCACGCTTTTTGATTTTTGTGGAAATCTTTTTGATCTCGTCTTTTCGTGCCTTCTCTGCTGATTTCTTTGCAAGGCGAGCATTCCGGTCTTTCGTGACCCGGTCGATTTGTGCCTTTGTCTTCTTGACTACAGTCAATGGAATCCCGCCAAACATCTTCATTGCACCAAGCACGGTTTCTTCTGACCCGGTATTCACGCTAGCCTTTGGATGCTTAGCTCGGTACTCCGAAAGAAGTTCCTCTGGTTTCAATGATGATTCAGCCAAGAAGTTGTCAGCGTTCTTAGGCCCAAGCATCATCCAGTCAAATGCCTCATGCTCAACGAAACTTGGATCTGCTCTCAGTTCATCCCTGACTTTACGCTCAGATGCAGACATTGCTGCCTCTTCATTTGGATCGTTCCCAAAGTATACCGCGAATATATCTTTGTTTTTAGAAAGCTGAACTGCTGCGACAAGATCCATGTTTTCAGACCCTTGGAAATCCTCGGTCTTCTTGAGCAAATCGGATGGGTCGAAATGGTTGAATGAGATCCCAAGTATTCCTTGGATCGCTGCACCTCGACTTTTGAATGTGTTGCCAATGTTGTCCGAGATCTTCAATGATGCACCTTTGTTGCTAAGAGCATTGAATGCAGCTAAATGTGCTGGGTTTGAATCCAAAAAGTCCCTGAGTTCTTTTTTGGCTTTATCCAATCCAGATTGCTTCCCTGTTTTATTTTGAAGTCTTGTTTGAGCGGATTTAACTTGGGTTATCTTCCCCGATATATCTTTATCAAGCCCAACCCAAGATAGCTTCTCCCGTTCACTGAGCCATATTTTGATGTTATCGTTTGCGATTTTTATTTGCTCTGGAGTCAGATCTCCAGATTCAATCTTGCTTTTGGCCTGAGTGATCTTGGTACTGAAAGTTGCCTTCTCTTGGGCAGTAATTGCCGCCTGCATCGCCACAGCAACGATGCGTTGCTCGTAGTCCGAGAGATTCGCTCTCGTCCATGCCTCGTCAACCATTCTGGCTACACGCTTATTGGATGAGTGAGCAACATCCTCCATGAGGTGAATGACTGCGTATTCAGCATTGTCGTCGAACCATCTGTTCTTTGTCCTTGTGACAAATCCAGAGTTCATATTTGCCCAGATAGCTTTGTATAATTTGCCATCACTACCCCTGACGGTAGTCTGATTGGATCGTAGAAATGGATGCAACACACCACCCATGTCTCCACCAGTCGCTCTCATTTTGTCTGCCTCAAGAATAACAATATTTTTTCCGGCAAGTGTTGCTCTTAAATCTTTGAATTTAGGCTTGATCAAATATGCTGGGTCATAATTGAAGTATGTTTTTTCCCCATTTGGGTGCTGCATATAAACCTTTGCAGGTCGATCAAACGCGAATCCGTTAATATCAACCGAATCGTTTATCAATGTAGAGTCAATGTCTGGAATTGGATCTGTACGAGATAGTGGTTTTTTGAACGCAACATTTGTAGCGGCGGGATTTGCTGGCTCAGGCATGAACCTCAAGTCATTGGATGTAATGTCAAACCGCTTGCTCAACGGGATGACATTGCCAGAATCGTCGCGGGTGATTGGGTCGGCAAGTTTTGCTTGAGATGATTGAAAGAACACGAACACATCTGAAACCGTATCATCGTCAATAGAATCGTTGGTGTTTTCCATGATCACGCCGTCATGTCCACCGTCAACGGCTTCTTGAACAAGTTCTGAATAACTCTTGTCTCTGAATGAGCCACCATCAAAATCGTAAACAAGTGGATTTTCGAGCTTTAAGTAAAGATTGTGTAGAGTTGATGATTCTAGTTTATCTTTAGCCGCTTTCTCATACTCAGCAATTTTTGCATCCAAAGAATCCTGGGCCTTTGCAATGTTTTTATCTTTTTCATCTTGTGCTGCTTCAATCGCAAGTCCCTCGTCATCAAAAACCGTTTCTTTGTTGCCATCTTGAAAAGCATCGTATGGATCAGCATCATATGTGTATTCGCTTCCCCATTGGTCTGTTGCTTTCAGTTTACCAATGTATCCTCCAGCTTCCTCGTCATACTCCGCAAATACTTCAATATCTTCTGCTCTCGCTAGTTGAGATTCTGAATCTTCTAAATTTTGTGCCAGCGGCCCACGATAACCAGCGTTGGCGCGCTCCCTTTCCGTCATTCGGTATTGAGAGGATACATCTTTAGAACTGGATGCAAAGTACCCAAGCAAAGCTGAATTGGAACCCGTGCGCTCGCCTTTACGCAAAGGATCAAAAACCCAAAATGGTTTGTTTGGTGATCCATGATAGGCTTTTTCATTATACCCAGCCTGCTTCGCGGCCTCATCCACCATCCTCTGCTGCGCCTCCACATCACCAGACTCTACAGCTTTCATGTAGTCGGAGTCTAGTTGCTCTGGCATGAAGCGGGTTTGCGCCTGTGGCTCCATCCACCCGATAGCATCTGCTGAATACGAGTCCAGCATCGCCTTGGATGTGATCGGGGTCAGCTTCTCATCCATCTCGTTGAGAGCAAACATCCGCTTGCCGTCTGCCCACAGACCTTGAGCCTCCTGTGCGTTGGCTACGGGGTTGAGGTCTTCTGGGGAGATACCCTCTGGCATCGCTCGCTGGGCTTCTGGCATGCGGACTTGGCTAACTGCCTCGTAGCTGAACGGCATGGCTGCGTACTCCTCTGGGGCCATTGGGACTGCCTTGCTAACGCGATCTGCGCGGTAGGTGCGGTAGACATTGTCAGAGCTTTTCACACCATCCTCCAGAAGCATTGGGTTGAGGACTGCCTGCTCCTTCTTGTTGAGTAGACCAAACATCGTATTGATGAACTTCTTGCGCTGGTCTGCCTCAACAATGCCATACTTTTCAGCAAACCAGTTAATGCTATCCTCACCCTTCTTGTGAAAGTCCATCATTGCCTGCACATCGCGCAGTATCATGTCGATATTGCCGCTATAAAGCTTCTTGCCCCTGCGACTCTGTGCGCGTTTCTTGATGTTTTCCTGAAGCTTTGTGACAGACATAAGTCCATAAAGGATGTTCCCATCCTTGGAGATTGTCACAGCTACTGGAACGGTGTCACGAATGGTCGCACCTTGCGTCTTGTAAACCACCTTTCCAGCCTTGTTTCTGGTGGTGGATGGGAAGTTAATCATCACCATGCGCTGACCAGTGCCTTCCTTGACCATCTTGTTTGTCTGGCGAATCATCCGCTTCTGCTCGTTGTTGAACGGATGCTTGGCTAACATCTGTGTCAGCACACTGTCAGAGACCCATCCGGGTTGGAACTCACCATCGTCATCCACATAAGCCTCACCCTTTTCTGGAGCATAGTTGCCTTCTCGTAACTTTCTATATGCCTCGATAATGGAAAGTCCCGCAATGGCGCGATTCATGTCAACCTCCTTTGAGAGTGCAATCGGCCTACCATCCTTGAGGATTGGCTTGTCGTTAGTATCCACTTGAATCATTGGATGCATCATCTCCACGTCGATCTCGTTTGCTGGATCGAAAAACAATGGTGCGCCAGAACCCTCCTTGTCGCTCAGAAGTGGCTCAAATTGTCCCGGCATCATACCAGAACTGCGCCTGTTCATCTCACGGAACATCTTCTTGGCAATTGGGTTTTGAGAAATACCAAGGTCACCAAGAATTCCAACACCAGTCACGAATGCTCCATTGGCATCAATAGCACCACCGCTCTTGAAGTGAAGGTCACGCAAGACTGGAATCTTTGGCAGGATTGTTTCTAAAATGGAACCAAGCTTCTTCCTGACCTCACCACGGGCGGCCATAGCTCCCAACTCACCAGATTCAGCCATAGCCGCATACTGGTCGGAGTGTTGCTCGATAAAATACTCGACGGCGACCTTCTCAAGTGGATATGTGGTTTTGATCTCCGCATCGCTCATGCCACCATTACGAAGACGATCATAATATTTGTTGGTGAACGACTCAAACTCTGGGTCCATTTTCCCACTTTTTGAGCGGAACAAGCCACCAGCAGAATTGGTCTGTGTATCACCAAGGAACATTGCGGCAATGCCGCCTTCCATGTTGTTCTTGATAATAGTGTGATGAAGTGTTTCGTGAGCTACCAGTGCCTTGAGTGGGTTGGTGGAGTAAATATTGATGTTTGCCGTGTTGCTATTTGGATCGTACTCGCTGCCACCAGACTCAATGAAATTGTAGTTCAATGTCGGATTTGCCATTGAGTAGGTAGCTATTGACCTTTTTATGACGGGTGGGAGTGCCTCAAATCGTGCCTTCTGGTTTGTGTCAACCAAACCTTGTCTAAAATTGATCTCGTCTCCAATGGCAAGCTCACGCATGCGTTGTTTGGTACCCATGAAAGCACCACCACCAGCGGCAAACGCACCACCCAGAACAAGGGATTCTGCTGCGGCTCGCGTCATCGTCTGTGGGCGCATTTCACCACCATCCGACAAATACTCAAAAAACAAGTCTGATGGGTACGCCGCCACGATACCGCGACCAGTGCGGCGCAATACGTCAGATGTAGCACCACCAAGCTCAAAGATATTGAATGTGTGTGAGAGCCCTTGGCCTAGCGACTTTGGAGCGGTGTGATAAGCGACACGCTTCCAGAACGGAATCTGACCACGCGCATTCTCCATTTCGCGTCCAACGTATTTGAAAATTTTTCCGTACTCGGTCAGGAACTTTCCAGTCTTGAGTGCTGCAGCTCCTGCGCCAATTATGCCAACTATTGGGTTTCCAGCTAATCCCACGACACCAGCAGCACCAAGTGCAGCGTTGTACGCTTGGTCTAGACCACGCTCGCTCAAGTATCCAGTCACGGCATTGTCGATCTTGGATATGTTGTCACCAGTACGCTCCAGAATTGATCCTATGACATTTGCTGGCATTGCTCGCACCTTCGCGCCAAGTTCAGCGGTCTGAACGACCTTCTTTGCGTACTCTTCTGGGATGCGTGTTGCCAAGCTTGCGCGTTTTGCGGCTAGTTGATCGACACTTGCTATTGCGTTAGGCATTGCGGCCCTAACCTCGTTAGCACTCGCGGTGATACGTTGAGCAACATCTATTGCCTGTTGCGATCTGGCAAGCAACTCTGGGTTAGCTCCAGCCCTAGCTGAGATGTCAGTAAATAGCTTTTGAGCTAGAGGAACAGCGACAGCTTCCTTCTTGAGGATAGCGTTTCCCGCCTCAACCATAGTTTGAGCCTCGATCAACGCTTTTTCTATTTGAGCGGTCTTCCCAAGGATTTGTTGTGCCTTGATAATTGCCCTAGATGCTATTGGTGCGGATGCTGCAACCTTAAATGCTTTAGCTGCTGGCATGGCGTTTGCCGGGTCTCCAGCCAATTCAACTACGGCCCCAGTTCCAGCATATCTGCTGTTGAATCTTTCCTCTCCAAGCACATTCTTTGCTTCTTGTGCAACTTTAGTAAAACCATCAAGTCCAGTCATTGCTTCTGCAATAGCACCAACTTCAAGATCTCGCAGGTTTTCGTTAGCGGCCCATTGTCTTTGTCTTGCAAGATATAAGTTTTCCTCTGCGGCATCCTTCATGTCCTGCATTGGGACACCAGTTGCAGCAGAAGCACCGTCATATAATGCCCGTCCAGCCAAACCTTGCAGAATGTCTGCATACCCACCTACTGCTTGAAAGTTTTTTGCAACCTGTTCCAATGCGGCGATTTGATCAACTTGTAGTTCCGCTACAGTTTCTTTTCCAGAAATATTTTGTCTTGCGACATCTGCCAACCCAGAAAGACTGGTGAGTTTTTTTGTTGTTTTATAAAGTCCGTATGCTCCAGAAAATAGATTCTTACCAAATCCAACAACCGCATCAAATATCTCCCCGTCTTTAGCATCTGGCTCATCCAAATTGTCGTCATACCAAACCTTGAATGCACGATTGTTCTCTGGTTTTTTAAGCTCGCTTCTAGGAATTAGATACGCCTGACCCTTTTCGTTGATCGTGCCATCCTCGTTAAAAACACCAGACTCTTTTAGGTTGAAGAACAACTCACCCTTTTCAGTTACATTGCCATCAGCATCGACAAATCCCAATGCCTTTA